TCGTTTGACGCATCCCCGCTACGCGGACATGATCACCCAGTACGGTCCGGTGGGTGGTTTCGATAAGGACGCTGAAGCGTGGAATCAGGACATGATCTACATTTCTGGTAATGCCCGTGACAGTGGCGAGAAAGACCCCACTGTGCAGGCTCTTGGTATTAGGGGCCAGATTTATGGTGCCCGCGCTGACCTCATTATTTTGGATGATGCTATTGATAGTATTAACGCCCACGATTATGAGCGACAAATAGATTGGATACAATCTGAGGTTGTCTCCCGAATTTCTTCATCAGGTGCCTTGCTAGTGGTTGGTACACGACTTTCCAGCAAAGACCTTTACTCAGAGTTACGTGACCCGAAAAGGTACCCTGATGAGGAATCCCCTTGGTCATACTTGGGTATGCCTGCCGTCTTACAGACGGACGAGGACCCCCTAAAATGGGTGACGTTGTGGCCTAAATCCAATCAGATTGAGATTGGGGCTAAAGGGGCAGACACAGAACCAGACGAGGACGGGCTGTTCCCTAAATGGAACGGCACAAAATTATCTAAGAAACGCAAACGTATGACACCGCGAGTGTGGAGCATGGTGTATCAGCAGCAGCAGGTTGCTGATGAATCCATTTTCACTATGGAGTCGTTGCGTGGAAGTATTAACGGTAACCGTATGACTGGTCCTATGCCTAAAGGTATGGTGAACTGCCGACAGAATGGTATGGATGGTCTCATTATTATTGCTGGCCTCGACCCTGCCACTTCTGGGCACACCGCCGCCGTAGTTATTGGCCTAGATCATTACACGAACAAACGATACGTACTAGACGTGTACAACAAGGCGGGTACTACACCTGAAGAGATCCGGGATCTTATCAAGAACTGGACTGACCGTTATGGGGTAGTTGAATGGAGAATAGAAAAAAACGGTTTCCAAGGGTTCCTTGTCCATGACCGCGAAATAAACCAGTATTGTGCTGGGCGCGGTGCAAGGATCATGCCCCATTTTACTGGCAACAACAAGCATGACGCCGATTTCGGTGTCGCATCCATGACAACTTTGTGGGCAGGGTGGGAAGATAAACATCACCTTGTAGAGTTACCGTCCACTCACGGTTCTGAAGCAGCCAAAGCGATGGTAGAACAACTCGTTACTTGGTCGCCTAACGCACCTAAAGGAACGAAGACAGATATTGTTATGGCTTTGTGGTTTGCTGAACTTGGTGTTCGTGACCGTATCACGTTGCGGGGCAACTACACTAGGTCACACGTAAAGAACTCTTTCCTTACCCCGTGGGATAAATCGAATCAGATTACAGTTGACCTTGTTGACGCTGAAGCGCAGCAACGTTGGCAAACTATTGGTGTTTAGGAGTAATTAGTGAATGAACTAACAGGTGGCAAGGGCACAGAAGATGTGCCTATGCGCGAACTTAGGGGCTTGTACACCCGCACCAAGACCCGTTTCACTGCCCGCGATACCCGTATGCAGAACGTTCTTGCTGTACGTCAAGGCCGTATGCGTGACGTTTTCCCTGCCCTGTTCCCTGAAGGCCCCTTCGATGGTGGCATTGTGGCGAACATGGTGGATGTTGCGGCCCGTGACCTGTCAGAAGTACTAGCACCATTACCATCTTTTAACTGTTCCTCATCTAAGATGACTAACGACACGGCTCGTGCTTTCGCTGAGAAACGCACACGTATCGTTAACGGTTATTTGGATAACAGTGGCCTGCAAATACAAATGTACACGGCGGCTGACCGCTACTTCACTTACGGTTTCGTTCCCAGCATCATCGAAATTGATGACGAAAACAAAATGCCAAGGATTCGTTTCCTTGATTCTATCGGTGCATACCCTATCTTCGACCGTTGGGGAATGATCACTGCTGGTTTCTTTTCTTTCTTCAAGTCCCGCGACGAACTCATAGTCATGTACCCCCACACTCGGGGTATCCTTGAGACTCCCGGTGGTGGAGGGGGCAACGATCTTATAGAGATTGTTCGCTACCACGACAAGCACGTTGATATGATCTTTATGCCCCACAAAGAAGGCATGATACTGGAATCAGTCAAGAACCCTGTGGGTGAATGTCTCCTAGAATGGACTCAACGTCCCGGTGTTGATGAAGAATCACACGGACAGTTTGATGACGTGCTAGCAGTACAGGTTGCTAAGGCAAGGTTTGCTTTACTGAGCCTTGAGGCTGCACAGAAAAGTGTTCAGGCACCCATCGTGCTGCCACCTGACGCGCAAGAAATGACGTTCGGACCTGACTCTATCATCCGAACTAACAGCGGTGACCGTGTACGCAGGGTAGCCCTTGAGGTTCCTTCTGCTGCTTTCGCTCAACAAGGTGTACTTGATCAAGAGTTACGGCAGGGTTCACGTTACCCTGACGCACGTAACGGTAACGTTGAGGGCAGTGTTGTTACTGGCCGTGGCGTTCAAGCACTCATGTCAGGTTTTGACACGCAGATCCGTACAGGTCAAGCCATGTTTGCCCGCACCCTTGAACGTCTTGTTCGCAAATCGTTGATGCTTGACGACATGCTGTTTGCTACTGTAAGCAAAACTGTTCGAGGTAACGCCGACGGTACCCCGTATGAGGTGAAGTACCGCCCAGAAAAAGACATTGACGGTGACTACACTGTTGACGTTCAGTACGGTCTCATGGCCGGACTAGACCCCAACAGGGCACTCGTGTTTGGTTTGCAGGCCCGTGGAGACAAACTGATTTCCCGTGACTTCCTTCGCCGCCAAATGCCTTTCTCTTTGAACGCTTCAGAAGAAGAACAACAAGTAGACATAGAAGAACTCAGGGATGCGTTGAAGCAGGCTGTTGCGGGTTACGCACAAGCCATACCTATCCTTGCACAGAACGGTCAAGACCCCGGAGAGATCCTTGCACGTCTATCCCAAATTATTATTGGTAGGCAAAAAGGTTTACCGATGGAAAAGATTGTCTCAGAAGCCTTCGCTCCTGAGCCTGCTCCCATGCTGCCGGGGGTTGAACAGTCAGGTGTTGATGACCCTAACGCTGAGATGCTGGGTCCCTCTGGCGAGGTTCCCCCCGGCGGTGATGGTAACGCTCTTTCTGGCTTGAACGATGCCACTGGTCAACTCCGTGGGGTGGCACCGGGACAGTCCGGTATGGGTCCGGGTGGTGCACCTGACATGCAAACCCTTCTCGCGTCCATGGGTTCTAATGGGCAACCTAACTTGCAGGCTGGCGTTACACGCCGCCTACCTATCTAAGGAGCAAACAATGGCCGTAAAGCCTAGAGTTAAATACGACTCGGATGGTAACAAGTATGAGTGGAGCACAAAGTCCGGGACATGGGTCAGGACGAAGGGTGCTGTTGCCGTCAAAAGGGAAGAGGCGGCGGCCGCTAAAACAAAGACCGTAAACGAGGTTGCCAACTACAAGAAGGACGACTCTGCCCGTGCAGCAATGGCAGCCCGTAGAGCCAAAAATCAGCCTGCTAAACCTGCTACCACTACCTCCAGCGCAAAGAGCAGATTGCAGGGAACCACAAACCAGACTGCCAAGTTTATTAAAGGGAAAAAACCTGAAACAACCCCAACTCCTACAACTACACCACAACCAATTGCGAGTACTTCTTCTAAAAGTTCTAGTAGTTCTTCCAGTTCCTCTAAGGCAAGTAAACCTGCCACTAAGAAGCCAGTCGTTTCCCAGTCCAAAACCATGTACGTCAAGAAGGGTGACATGGTTAACGGCAAGGAAGTAAAGAAGGGTTACGTTGCACAGTACGGTAAGCCTGAACGTAAGGTTACTGGTGTGGTTAAACTTGTTGTTGACACTACCCGTGGTAAGGCTGGCTCTAAGGTTGAAGTTAAAAAGGGACGTTATAACAAGAAGGGTAAGTAGGGTGGCTTCCACCCCTGACCCTCGCTTAAAGAAGGCGGGTGTTACTGGTTTCAATAAACCTAAACGTACACCCAGCCATGCCACTAAGTCTCACGTTGTTGTTGCAAAGGAAGGCGATCAAGTTAAAACGATTCGCTTTGGCCAGCAGGGTGTCACTGGTGACAGGAAGCCTTCTGCTAGGCAGGCTTCGTTTAAGGCTCGTCACGCAGAAAACATTTCTAAAGGTAAAATGTCAGCGGCTTATTGGGCCGATAAAGTCAAATGGTAAAGGGATAAACAGTGGATAAAAAACCAGCAAAAAAGGCCACGACTGCACCAAAGAAAAAAGTTCCTAAAGGTTCCCATATGATGCCTAATGGTTCAATCATGAAGAACTCAGCAATGAAGAAGAAGTATTAGTAATGGCAGAGAAGAAGCCGTTTTGGGAAAAAAAGAATCCAAAGAAAACTTCCACTCCTTTAACTGCTGCACAAAAAAGCAACGCTAAGGCTAGAGCCAAGAAAGCCGGTCGTCCTTACCCTAACTTGGTTGATAACGCTGCTGCCAAAAAATCCTCATCAAGTAGAAAGAAGTAGCGGCATGTGTATGTCTTGTGGTTGCTGGATGGACGCTGAAAGTAAAAGTGAACCGAACCATCCGGAGAATTCAACTGTAATGCCTAACGTTAAAACAACGGTAGGTCCTCTTCCTAAGAAAGGTAACTAACATGGCAGCATCAGCACCAACACAACCGCCTCTTGACGGTCGCAACTCACCAAAGCCCGGAGATAAAGGACAGATCATGTTCAGTACCAATCCCGGTGGAACTAAAGGTAAGTAAAAAACTATTGTCGTTAAAACAAGGATGGGTGCATAATGAACGGTAAACCTGCAAGTAGGGACATTGGTATGCACATTTCTTGGGGTGACATCAGGTGCTCTGTTATCGCTGAAGGGCGCTCGTGGAGTCCTGATGTTGCCGACGACATGGTTAACCGCATGGGTGACTTGTGGGAAAACACTCTTCGCGGCATTTCCGATACGGGACATTTCGATGGTGAAGAAGAAGAAGAGGATGAAGAGGACGAGTACGGTCCCACTCCTAGTAAAGAACTTATTGACCCGTACGTTATTAGACTGAGTGAGGATGGTGAGGTGAGTGGCTGAAGGCCAAGGAGGTCCACGCACACCTCGTAACCCTGCACCCGTGAGCGCACCGGGTTCTATGTCTCGTCGTACCGACGGACAGGTTATGTCTCAAATGACTGGTATGCCTTACGGTGAGAACAGCGACTTTAACGAAATGCAGTCTTCCGCACCTATGAGTGCAACAAACATGCAAGGCCCACGACTCAAAGGTAAGAGCGCCCCTCCTGCCAGTATGGGTGGCGGTTCCAGTTCCACCCCTTTGTTTAGTGACACGCAACGACCCGACGAACCTGTTACTGCTGGTGCCCCGTTTGGTCCCGGTAGTGGTTCTCAATCAATGATGGGTTCAGTGGAACAATCTCGTTCCGACGCTTCCGCAATCAAAAAGTATCTTCCCGACTTGATAAGAATGGCTGAGAGTGAAGATTCACTAGACGGATTCAAAAGGTTCGTTCGCCATTTAAGAAACGTTCAGGGTTCTTAATGCCTTCTTTACAAGAAAACATTGACGCTGTTGTCGGTGCTATCGGTACACAAAACATAGGTATCGTGTGGGGTTTGTCTAACGTTAAATGGTCGAACGTTCAAGACCGTGACGATTTTTTGCAAAACATTATCAACAGGGAAGGTGGGTAAGTGGCTGAAGATAAGAAGCCCAAAGGCCCAACAGCAGGTGCGCGACCTAAGAACTGGGTTGCCATCAAGTCCCTTTCCGGTGGCGTAGCCCTACCCACAAATAGTACTCTACAAGAAACTATTGGTGAGCCTAGAAACTTTCGGAACACTGCACCTATTTCTCGTCCTGACGCACCAGAGTTAACTGAAGGTTTACCTGAAGAAGCCCAAGACAACTCTTTCCTTGGCGGCTTCCTTAACCTGATGGACAGGGCCGTTCCTGACGACCTTGGC